TGCCCCTCGGTGTGCACTCACCTCAGAACATCCCAGTCAAGCCCTTCATTGACTTCATTGGACAGAATTCACCAATCTTCAGGTACGTAAGATTGTAATAAATGAGTTAACCATCCAAGACCTACCTTTGGTGCACCATTACCATTCTTTGAAACATAATAATCATGTAAATACAATTCTGAGTCAGCGGAGTAGCCTTGACCTCTTATTTTGACTGCTGTCCTTGTAGAATGAGCAGGTATCAACTCTACTAAAACGGCAGACATTGCTTGAAATTGTTCAGCTAATGTGTGGCAAAAAATTACTGCCTTCTTCTCTAAAGATGGCTTAAATCCAAGGTCATCGAAACCACCACTTGACCATAATTTCTCAAGGTACATATTACGACAATCTTCCGGAGTTATTGTCCTTATAAGTTTATCGTAAACTTTATCATAAGCCAGAAATAAGTCCCGATCCAGTCTACCCACATATGCATCATTTAATTCGCAATATGAAGGAAGGCCTCGCTTCTTAAATTTCTGGAGTAAAGCTTCCATTTGTAACTCGAAAACACTTGGAATACCATCTCTCTCTTCTTTTGTTAAACGCAAATAGTATCCTAACCCTCTCTCAAAATTATCTTTAGTATAAGTATCTTTGCAAAGATGCAGAAGTCTTCCATAGGTATCTGAATCGATAATGTTATATCCAAGTTTTGCAAACATTTTTGATAACCGACTTTTGCCTGATCCTTTCCGTCCTAATATTATGATCCGATTTGGAAACTCTAAAATTTCACGAATAATGTTATAATCACTACCATCAATAACATTTACACACGGACTACAGCCTAAAATCTCAACATTCCATGAAATACCTGAAACAATTGTGATGGCTATTTTTGATTTTCGATCACTTGTTGAAATCGCTTTTGAAAGATATCGACTGGCAAAATCTTCACCAAACATAAACCCACGTGGGGGAGGAGTTCCTGTTGGTACAATAACTGAGTATTTATCATTATGAGATAATCCGGGTATTTGAGCCAATGAATATGGATCAATTTTAAGTTGAAATGTAATATACATAAAAGCACTTAAAATATTTTTACTTTTCTTCATCCTCAAACTAAGCGCAGTTTGTCTTTCGTACTCAGATGGAGTTAATATAGTTGATGGTAACAACATGAGCCTACCATTAAAAGAGTCAATAGATCCCTCATATTTAACAGCTCCGTGCCAATCTTTAACTGTATAACACACACCTTCAGAAGCAAAAAAATCTTCAACCATCCCTACCTCAATACTTCTTGTTCTACCATACACATGATGATAATTTGCCTGAACAGATAAAATCCACCGATCTTTTTCAAGGAGTTGTGGTAATAAATTCCCTACATCCTCATACTTACATCCATTTATCGGTTTTATAAAATCACTACATAAAAGTTTGGATTGTAACATCGCTCCCAAAATTTTTCCCATTTTAGTAGAATCATACTTTGAACTGTCTACTTTGAAGCCATCAATTCCCAGATCCATTTCAGTGTCTAAATAAATGACAATCTTTCCATGTTTATGGCGTTTTGTATAATTGGCTTTATCAACAAACATTATATCAGAAGGGCGATGTCCTAAAGAAGTAATTACCTGCTTAATTGACTCTTTATAGTCGCTCAATAGCATTGAATTTGGAACTAATATTGCCATCTTAAAACCATTCTTCTCATGAAAAGTAATTCGCTGTCGCCAATCAAAGGGGTAATGGTGGATAGCATATTTTAATTTATTTTCTATTGCTTCATAGATTTTCCAATCTTCTAGAGGTAGTCTATCGAGTGTTCCATATTGTTTTGTTTTTGAGAGTAGCTTGCGTCCTGTCGGCAGAAGAAAAATGTTGTACTTAACTGGTTGCCGTAGCATCATC